CTACAGGCTACACACCAATTTCGTTATACTACAGCACCACAGCGGCTACAGCGCCGTTGGCCGCTAACCTCGTCAATGGTGAGTTGGCAATCAACATCACCGACGGCAAGTTGTACTACAAGGACAACTCTGGCGTAGTGCAGATCATCGCTGGTAAAGGCGGTGCTGGTATTGCAGGTGGCTCCAATACTCAAGTTCAGTACAACTCAAGCGGTTCATTGGCTGGTTCTGCCAACATGACCTTTAACGGCACTACATTAACTTTAGCTAATGACGCTTCTATATCAGGTCTTACTGTTGGTAAGGGTGGTGGTAGTGTTGGAAATAATACAGTAGTTGGTTTAAATGCATTAGCAAATGGTTCAAATACTGGTACACCTATTGCCGCCTTTGGCGTTTCTGCTTTAAATGCAAATACAAGCGGTTCACAAAATGCTGCGTTTGGTCCATACACGCTTTTATATAATACAACTGGTACAAGTAATACTGCATTAGGTTCGCAGGCTTTAGCTTCAAACACCACCGCATCTAACAATACAGCAGTAGGTTATCAAGCTGGGTATAGTAATACTACAGGTTCTTTGACTGCTGTAGGATATAAAGCTCTATATTCAAGCACAACTACTAATCAAAATTCAGCGTTTGGTTATTTGGTTTTACAAGCTAACACTTCAGGTTATGCCAATGCTGCTTTTGGTGGTCAAGATGCTGCTGGTAGTATTTATCCAACTCTTTATAGCAATACAACAGGTAGCTTTAATACTGCTTCAGGTATGTGTGCATTGGGTGGTAATACTACAGGTTCTAATAATACGGCAATAGGTTTTTCAGCACTTTTAAACAACACCACCGCATCTAATAACACCGCAGTAGGTTATCAAGCAGCTTATGGAAACACCACAGGAGTAAATTTAGTTGCTGTTGGTTATTCCGCACTTGCAGCCAATACAACTGGTAACAATAATGTGGGATTGGGTCTGTTTGCTTTACAGTCTAACACCACAGGCGGTTCAAATATTGCCATTGGAACACAATCTTTAAATTCAAACACCACCGCATCTAATAACACCGCAGTAGGTTATCAAGCTGGGTATAGTAATACTACTGGAAGTTCTTTAGTTGCTATTGGAAATCAAGCACTTTATTTAAATACTACAGGTGTTGCAAATACTGCCATTGGTATTAGCGCATTGTATAGCAATTCAAGCGGTGGTTACAATACTTCCGTTGGTTATACAGCGGTAGGGGCTAACACCACAGGCCAATACAATACAGGGTTAGGAGCGCAAGCACTTAACTCAAACACCACCGCATCTAATAATACAGCAGTAGGTTATCAAGCTGGGTATAGTGGAACTACATCTACAGACAATGTATTTATTGGAAATTCTGCTGGCTATTCAACAACAACTGGTACAGGTCGTTCAACCGCTATTGGTGGTGGAGCATTGTATTCAGCTACAACAGCTACAGATAACACAGCAGTTGGATTTAACGCTGGATATAAAATTACTACAGGTGTTGCAAATGCTTTTTTTGGTGGTGGTTTGTACGGCACAACTCTTTCTTCAGGCTATTACACAACTACAGGCTCATACAATACAGGGCTTGGTCATGGAACATTAGCAAACAACACCACCGCATCTAACAACACAGCAGTAGGTTATCAAGCTGGGTATGCAGTAACAACTGGACAATTTAATACATTTTTAGGATATACCGCAGGTTCTAATCTTACAACTGGAACTGGAAATTCTTATATTGGATATAGCAATCAAGCATCATCTGCAAGTGTTAATTATGAATTAGTTTGGGGAACTGGAGCAACAGGCAAAGGAACGCAAACTGCTTACATTAACCCATTAGGTGGGGCAGCTTATCAAGGCAATAACTCTGCTGCATGGTCTATTACTTCTGACCAAAGACTTAAAAAGAATATTGTTGATAATACAGTAGGTCTTTCTGCAATCAACGCAATTCAAGTGCGTAATTTTGAATATCGCACAGCAGATGAAGTAACCGATTTGCCAAAAGAGCAAGCTATTGATATTAAAGGTGTTCAACTTGGTGCAATCGCCCAAGAGCTTGCTTTAGTATTGCCAGACTTGTAAAAACTGAATCTACTGGTGTAATGTCTGTAGATACATCAAATATTACATGGCATTTAATCAACGCAGTAAAAGAATTATCCGCAGAAGTAACTGCACTCAAAGCTAAAGTAGGAGCATAAAAATGGCAACAACATACACAACTACTATTAACTCGATGTTCACAGTAAACACACCTGACCCTGATTATGTGGTTAATGTGCTCTTTACTGTATCTGGCACAGACGGCACTCATACTGCCTCTATTGATGGCAATATCCAATTTGCCCAAGAAGCCAAAGAATCAGGATTTATTCCTTACGCTAACTTAACCGAAGCTATCGTATTAGGCTGGATTAATGAAGCTACTGACAATCAGGCTAACTACTATGCCAATATTGACGGACAGATTGCATCAATCGTAACTCCACCAGTAAGTCCACAAAATACACCGCTTCCTTGGGCAACACAAACAGCAGCTTAATAGGAAACCACTATGTCCCTTACTGAAAATCTCCTTGCATCCATCCAAGCCGAGTTAGATGTGCTCAAAGCCACTGAGGCGGCTCCTGCTCCAACACCCGAGCCAGCACCCGTAGTAGTCCAGCCAACCCCAACTCCAGCCCCCGCTGTTGAAGATGATGCCAATGTGCCTCCGGTTATTCGTTTTGCTAGAGAACAGGCTCGTAAACTGCAAGGTAAATAAACAATGAACGAGATGGACCCAATCAAAACCGCAAGGGAGCTTGCCACCCATGCTAATGATATTGAGCACCTACAAGCCGACATGGACAAGATGATTCAGGAGATGAAAGAGATTAAAGAGTGCATCCAAGCTATCCAGAAGACCTTAGCTGAGGCTCATGGTGGTTGGAGACTGCTCCTCGGTATTGGTGGCGCTGCGGCCTTGTTAGGCGCCATTCTGGCCAATCTGTTTCAAGGCTTTTTGAACAAATGAAACGAGTCAGCAAGATCTTTAATGATCTGCTCACCGGTGAGGATAACAAGACCCACGACATTGGCCGTTGGTCTTGGATGCTCTCACTTCTAGCAGTCATGTTTGGTGCGGGCTATGAAATGATTGAAAACAACATGCCAGCACTAAAAGACTTTGCTGAGGCAGTTGGCATCATTGCCGGCGCTCATGGCGCGGCTGTAATGCTCAAAAAAGACACTGAACCCCATGTGGAAAACCCTCCTAACTAACCTTACCAGCCTAGCTGGTGGTATTTACATCTACCTCATTGTGGCTGGCGCATCTAGCATAATTGCTGGATATGGAGCATATAGCTGGACATCGGACTACTATATTGCTAAAATAGAAAAGTCCAATTTAGAAGCGGAGCAAAAAGTAAATGATATACAACAACAAGGCGACCGTCTGGTTGCAGATTACGTTAAGCAAGTTGAACAACTGGGTTCAGTCAATGCCAGTCTTCAGCAACAAATTTCTAGTACGGTACGTTTTAATAACAACGGTACTTGTGCTATTCCTAATGCTTATGTTAGGTTGTACAACGCAAGTGCAACTGGTCAAACCTCAGCCCCCAGCAGCCTTGATGGAGCCCCCACCTCCCTTGACCTTGCTACCATCCTCAGCGTCGCAGCTGAAAACAACTCCAAATACCTCAAAGTAGCTCAGCAGCTTAGAGAACTTCAAGCGTTCGAAAACGCCAAGTAATCCCCTTAAAAAAGGAGCTGTATGAATAAAAGGCTATTTTTAGCTATTTGGTTGTGCACGTTAATTTGGGTACTGCAAAACACCCCAATAATGCAAAATGTGGAACAACAAATCGTGGCTATTACAAAATCAACATTTGACTTTATTACCCATTTTGAGGGTAAACGAAACCAGGCATATCAAGACTCAAAAGGGCTTTGGACAATAGGGGTGGGTCACCTCATTAAATCCAGTGAGCAATATTTACTCCATACCACCCTTACTGATGAGCAAGTAGAAGACCTATTTAAAAGCGATTTAAAGTGGTGTGACGAAGCCGTTAATGAATCGATAAGGGCACCCCTTAACCAGCACCAATACGATGCCCTGTACAGCCTATGCTTCAATATTGGGGCAGATAATTTTAAACGTTCCGAAGTAGTACACCATATTAACAATCTAGACTATATGGCAGCTGGTAATGCCTTTTTAAATTGGAGTAATCCTCCCGTTTTAAAGACTCGCCGGCAAAAAGAAAGAGAACTGTTTTTAACTGCAATTTAGGGCATTTTTTGCCCTATTTTTGCATAAGTAGTATTAGGAGCTGATCACTCCCCAATTCAATTAACCTCGAGGATATATCATGGACGGATTTAAATCATTACCCAAAATGCAATGCTTCAAAGAAGGCAAGCAAGTTAAAGCGATGTGTGGTGGTGGCTCTTATAAAGAAGGCGGTAAAGCCGATAAGGGCGACATGGAGCAAGATAAAAAGCTAATCAAAAAAGCATTTAAGCAACATGACGAAGCTGAGCACGACAAAGAGCCAACTGAAATCAAACTCAAAAAAGGTGGTCGTTCTAAGAAAGATTGCGGAACCGTTCGTAAGTATAAAGAAGGTGGTGCAATTGGTGTTTATGGCGCTAAGAAAAAATCTGGCGATTTAGATAGCATTGAAAAAGCCAAAGACATCAAACCAGGTAAAGCCGATGCTCCTTCCAAAGCAAGCGAAAAGCCAGCATTGCGTGGCTCTGATGTAGAAAAAGAAAAGAGCAAACCAGCTGGTCACAAAGACCCATATATTAAAAGCAAAGAATCTGGTAAATCTGCTGATGCCCCATCTGGTGCTAAAGAAATGCCAAACAAATATAAAGCTGGCAAGAAAGTTTGCTAATATGCCAAGCAAATCACAATCGCAAGAACACTTGATGGCTGCTGCGGCACACAATTCTAAGTTTGCAAAAAAGGTTGGTGTGCCAACTAAAGTAGCTAAAGAGTTTAACAAAGCCGATAAGGGCGTTAAATTAAAATCCTTACCTAAGCGTGTCTCTGGCCGCGGGAGATAATTTTGGCTTATAGTGGAACCACTGGTCAAACACAAATCAATGTTGACCAATTAATCTCATATGCATTTCGTGATGCTGGTAAAACGGCAGAGGAGATGACACCTGAGTTAATTGGTACAGCTAAGCAAGCCTTGTTTTACAACTTGCAAAATTTGTCTAATCGTGGCGTTAATCTGTGGTTATTGGAAAACCAATTGTACGGTGCTTTAACAGCACAACAGCAATTAGTTTTACCAAAAACCACGATTGATGTGCGTGAAGCAAACTGGGTTTATATTATCAATTCTACAGCGGCAGAGTATTTGCCAGCGGATAATCCAGAATCGCCAGCAGTGTTTGCTCAAAACATTAATTTGGTATCCACTTCAACCGTTAGTGAAAACTATTTCGGTTTGCAATATCAAGGTTCTAACCCTGTTTTTTATGTTGGCTTTAATGCTTACGCACCCGCTGGTGAAACGGTAACCTATAACTTTGCTTACGAAGTATCTAACGATGGCATTCACTGGACAACTGTTCAGCAATTCCCATCAGTTACCATGACTGATAAGCAATGGCAGTACTATAACATCAGCACCACCCCTCCTTATCTGTATTACCGTTTGCGTGAGACTGTAGCTCCTACATTCTCCATTCGTCAGATTGTATTTTCAACTAGCCAACAAGTTATTCCATTAGCTCGCTTAAATCGTGATGACTACTGGAATTTACCTAATAAGCAATTTCCATCAGTTCGTTCACTGCAATACTGGTTTGATCGTACGATTGAGCCTTCTATGTATTTGTGGCCAGTACCAAACAATGACTTCCAAATGTTCCAATTAGTTGTGGAAGTACAGATGCAAGATGTAGGTTCACTAACTAACCAAATTTATGTGCCAGATCGTTGGCTCAATTGTGTACAAAAGCAATTGTCTCATAGCTTGGCATTACAATTACCTCAAGTAGATATGCCACGCATTCAGTATTTGGAGTTGCAAGCCGAAAAAGCATTCTTGCAAGCTAGTGAAGAAGATCGTGATAAGTCACCAATTTATTTCCAACCTAATATAAGTTACTACACACGATGAGCGTAATCATGACCTACGATTCGCTGGTGCTCAATATCCAGCAATATATGGAGCGGGATGATGCTGACTTTATTGCACAGATCCCTAACCTCATCGCTTTGGCAGAGTCATCAATTGCGGCTGAATTAAAGACCTATTTACAGTTAATTGTTGTAGAAACCAGTTTAGCAACCAACCAAACTATTTTAAATAAACCAGCTCGTTGGCGTAAAACGGTTTCTATGAAAATTAATGGTGAGCCTATTTTGTTGCGTAGCCAAGATTATGTATCGCAGTATTTGGCTGAGTCTAGTAATGGTCAGCCTTTATATTATGCCGACTACGATTATAGCAACTGGAATTTTGCCCCAAAACCAGACACCACTTATCCAGTGGAAATTATTTATTTTGCTGAGATTCAACCATTGGATGCTAATAACCAACAGAACTTGTGGACTCAAATTGCTCCACAAGCAATGCTTTATGGTGCTTTGTTACAAGCCCAAGGTTATTTAAAAGCTTTGGATAAGTTGCCAGTTTGGAAACAATATTACACTGATGCACTTAACGCACTCAAAAAAGAAGACAACTCTCGTCGTGTGGATCGCAACACGAGTGTACAGGAACCCTAATAAATGACTACACCAGTTTACACATCGCCATTTACAGGCACCGTTGTTACCCCAACGGATGTATCCTATTATGCACTTTCTTTCAGTTCTCCCACACCACTCTATTGGCCATCTATTGTTAATCAAGGAGTTGGTGAGATACCTGCTGCTCGTATTATCGATTGCGTTTGTACTAGTGCTAACGCCAATGCTGCTATCATTACTTTACCAGAAGCAGATCAAGGCACGGTTGGCGCGGATATTTTGTTCCGCAACCTTGGCTCAAATACTTTTACGATTAAAGACTATACGGGCGCAAACTCCGTTAGCGTACCAATGGGCATTAGTAAGTATTTTTATCTTACTAATAATTCAACTCCCGGTGGTGTTTGGAATAACGTCACATTTGCGGCTGGTACATCTTATGCAGATGCGGCTACTTTAGCTGGAGCTGGCTTAACTACTTCTAACGGTAAATTAGCCGTAACTGAAAATGTAGTCGATGTAACATCTTCTCCCAATATAACTGATGCAAGCCGCGGAGCTACTTTCAATTGGGGTGCTGGCGGAGGCACATTTACACTACCCCCAGTACAAAACTTATCAACTGGTTGGTGGATTGGTTTTAGAAATAGTGGAACTGGCTCATTAAACATTTATGCTACATCACCAAATTCAATTAACGGTAGCAACGAGATTGTCGCTAATCCAGGTGATTCTGGTTTTATTTTTTATGATTCTATTAGTGGTGGATTTATTACTGTTGGTTGGGTTGCCCCATCGGCTGTTACTTTTAATTCGGCAACATATGATGTAGATACCATTTTAGCTAACACATTTAGTTTGGTATCTTATGCTCCAATTATTCAAACATATATTGCACAATCTGGTACACGCACCCAAAGTTTAGCAGTAACATTGCCTGCTATTACACAAATTTATGTTTTGGTAAACAATACCAACCAAACTGGCTACAATATTACTTTCCAATGTCAAGGAAGTAGTCAAGCACCTTTAGTAATTTCTGCTGGTAATATTTCAACAGTATTAAGCGATGGCACTAACCTATATGTATTAACATCATCAGCTACGGGTTTATTTTATGCAGCTAATGGTTCAGCATCACTTCCAGCGTATTCATTTAATAACGATACAACAACTGGTATGTATTTAGTTGGTACTGGTGTTTTAGGTTTGACTGCTAACGGAACCGAAATTGTTAATATGGATGGTTCTAATCCATCGACTCCAGCGGTTAATGTGCTTGCATCGTTAAATGCAAAATCAATTGGTGGCGGGACATTCTAAATGGCAGCTGATAATGTTCAGCAAGATACCTCGCAATTTACTCGGATTTATACATTAGCAGTTCCACCGGGTATTAAGCGTGATGGTACTTACTTTGAAACCGACGAGTACACCGATGGTGTGTGGTGTCGTTTTCAGCGTGGTGTGCCTAAAAAAATGGGTGGCTATCGCTCAATCTTTACTAGCCTAGTTGGTATTTATCGTGGTATGGTGTCACAGCCATATAACGGTGTTAACTATATTTTTGCGGGTAACTATAAAGAGTTAGATGTCTTTACCACTGGCACAACTTTTGCAACGGGTAGTGGTCCGTTCCCAGTTACCATTTTACCTGGCACAGCATTTGCTAATGTTACCTATGTAAACGCTACTGCATTTACTATTTCTGGGACTAGTAATGCTACATCATTTTCAGCTGGAAATACTGTTATATTTCAGCAGACAAGTAATGCAACAATATTTACAATTACTAGTTCAAGGTATTCAGCAAACGCAAATGCTACAACAGTAACAGTATCTGGTGGTAGTCTTTCAAATACGATTAATACTGCATACTTAACTACCAGTGCGGTATTTACACCAGATCAATCTTATGGTCCGTTTACAAACGACTGGCAATTTGATACTCAGTTTAGCCCGCAAGGCGGTCAGTTATCTGTATTTGCACACCCTGGTAAAAACTTAGTTAACATTGATAACGGTGTGCCAAGTCAAGTATTAGTTGGTAATATTACTCCTGGTGCTAACTACAGTTGGACATTTACTGGATTGTCCGATAGCCAAGGACAAAATCCAACATATAAGCCAATTAGCGTGGATGGTGGTGTTTGTGTATTGTATCCATTTATTTTTGTATATGGATCACACGGATTTATTGCCAACAACAATGTCAATGGAACATATACCAATCAAAACTTTTACGATTGGAATGGCCCATTAGCCAACCAAGTAAACGTATCGGCATCTAAGATTGTAAAAGGTATGCCAATGCGTGGTGGTACTAATTCACCATCAGGCTTATTCTGGGCAA